CAGCTGCTCATCGGTGATGTTGGGGATCTGCTTCTTTACGTCTTCGCGTTTCATGGTTGTGTCCTTTCTGCCTGCGCTTTGTTTACGCGGGTTGCATCCGCTTTGGCTGTACAGTTTTACGCCATGCCGGGCATGTTTTGGGGAATAAATGGGTATAAAAAGTGCCCGCTTGCCCCTCATGCAGGGCAGGCAGGCATAAAAATACCACGGTGCAGAATTTGCATCGTGGTTTCAACAAATGTTGGCGCGGCCATTACGGCACAATTTCCACGCCGTGTAAAACGTCCGTGTAAAAACACAGCCGGTACTGATGCGGGCAGATGTAATTCACCTTGAACCGTTCCGGGCTGGTCACTGCAATCAGCACGGCCAGCATCAAAACAAGCAGCTTCTTCATTGCGTTCTCCTAAAAATGGGCATGAAAAAACCACGGTGCGTGTGCATCGTGGTTAAAAGGGTCTATCAACAGGAACGGGGAACGGCATCTGAACCGTTCCCCATCGATTGGCATTTGGCAGGCGTGGCGTTCTCCTGCATCTCTCAGGGCAAAGCCCTTGTCGTTACCAGCGGCGTGTGGCTGCCACGAAATTGACCACCTCAAATGCCTCTCTTATCCTATGCACAGTATAGCACATTTACTCTTTTTTGTAAAGTATTTCGCTCTGTCGCAAAAGACGACGGAAACGCTTTTGACTGATATTCCACATCGTGATGATAGAGTTTTTATACTCCTCAGGATCGCCGGAAACTTTCAGGCGCAAAACCACTTCGGCGGTCATTTCAGGTGTAGAAATCTGTTTAAGCACAAGGGCCGTATGTGGGCGGTTTCCTCGCAAAATGTAATCCGGTTGCTGCAATACATCAGGTATATAGGCAGCTAAGCGGTTATAATCACCAGGGTGGCCCTCCTCAATATGAAGGATTTGCTGCTCTGTGATAATGACCTCATCTGTTACGAGATCCTGCTCTACTATACGATAAAGAGACCGATCAATTTTACATACGAAATTCACGTCCTGGTTCACACCAATCTTATTTGATGTGTCCAGTATAGCACTTGCGGCCTGATTTGTATAGCCTTCCCTCGCCGCATACGCCGCCCTTTTCTTGGCGTTGATGCGTTCCTTGTTGGCGGCGTAGTTCACCCGCCGCATTTTGTTGATATCGCCGCCTGCTGCATTGTACTGGGCCAGATACTTGTCCGGGTCATACCCTGCCACGGTGGTGTTGTGGTCAAAACGGATGGCAAACTCACAGTCACAGTTGGCGTGGATGTGTTCTGCGTGGCCGCCTTTCAGCACTTTGCTGCTGGCTTTCTGCCAGCCGTTGCTTGCCAGTGTGATGCAGAACGGGCAGGTGTCCCCGTGCGGCACCCAGGCCCACTCAGCCCCGTCGCGGACAGCGTTTTTCAGGGTGGTATCGGCCCCGGCACGCTTGACCAGGCGGCTGACGCCGTTTGGCAGGTTGGCCGGGTTTTGGCTCTTGGTGGCGTTCACCATGCGGGCCACCTCGCCGTAATCTGCCGGTTCGGCAGGCTCCGCTGCGGGCACCCCGGCGTTGGCCGCTTCGGCCAGGGCGTCATACATCTGGCAGGCCAGCTCCGCGCTGCCCTCGCCGTATTTTGTCACCAGCGCGGCGGCGTAAGTAATCAGCGCATCGGCATCCCCGGTGCCGTGGGTGTCTATGTACTGCCGCATCAGCTGCCCGGCTTTCTGGTTCAGGCGGGACAGCCGTGTGATGTATTCATTCCACGTTTTCGCCGTTATCTGCATTGTCTACCTCAACAAGCAACTGCTGCCCGCGCACCCGCTGTTCCTGCGCCTTAATGCGGCGGATATCGGCCTGGTCAAAGCCGATCATCTCCAAAAATGTGTCGGTGGCGGCAAATTCCTGCCGGGCGGAAGCGATCTTGATGGCGGCATCCGCGGTCACGGCCACACTGGGCATGGCGGGGTTCCGAAAGTGGGCCATCACGTCCCGCTCTTCCTCGGTCAGCTCATCCAGCGTTACTTTGCGGGCAATGGCCTGGGCCATCCGGGCAATGGTGCGTAGTGCATCCCCGTTGCCGGTGTTCAGCTGCTGGGCCAGCAATACAAGGGTCTGGCTCTGGGCCAGTATGGCATCGCTGCTGGTGGGGTTGGCATCGTTCACCACGCCAACATCGGTCACGGTCAGACCGGTGGCCGCGGCAAATTGGGTGGCCGTCATCCGCATCTTTTCAACGTGCGGCGAAAGGCTGCCCTGTGCCAGCTGGCCGAACGCGGGTTTTTCGCCGGTGTCGGGGTTGGTCGTGGCCGCGATGATCGCCCCGACATACTGCCGGAACTTGTCCGATACGATGGTATCGTACTGCTCATCCGTCACGCCCAGAATGTATTTCTGCGGCGTGGTGTCAAACTCCAGCGCAATGGCGGCGTTGGCCACAACCCGGACATAATCGTCAATCAGGGAGCGGATGGGCCGTTTCAGCCGGGAGCGGCCAAACGGCTTGCTGCTGGTGGCGTTCCAGATCAGCGGCTCCATCAGAGGCCGCCCCATCTTGTTGGGGTGCCGGTGGGCTGTCCAGATGTTCCCCTCACGGGTCAGTACGATCAGGGCGGTGTCGGTATAGAAGTTGACGATGGACGGGGTCCATTCCCCTTCGTCCTTTTCGTCCTTCATGGTGTCGATGATGGCAAGGCCGCAGTCGATCCGGCCTTTCTCGCCGCTCCACAGGGCAGCGGCCGCAGCAGGGGAGTGGAACCGGATCCGGCAGCCGATCGCATCGTCAGCCGAAAGCGTGGCAAACACGCAGCCGTATTTCAGCTCATCACGGCAGGCTTTGGCGTATTCGGCCACAAGGCGGTTATCCGCCACCAGTCGGGCAAGGCTGTCCAGACTGCCGCCGGTGCCCACAAAGCCGTCAAACATACTGCGGGCGGCCAGCACATCCACCGCTTTCTGGCCCCAGCTGCACCCAACCTCCAGCCCGCGCAGACCAAGCGGCAGGGCAATGCCAAGGTTGACATCCCGCAGGGTCACATGGCCCTCATAGTATTTGTCTTTGATGGCGTTGCGGCTCTGGTGATAGGTATACGCCTCGGCCAGGTCGCTGAGCTGCTGCTGTTCCGCGGCGGTCAGCCCGTCCACAATACCAAAATTCAGGGTAGTCGTCATGGTTCTCCTCTCATCCGATGCGCATTTTGCGTGTCGGGTCGCGTTTGCAGGTTTTCGCGCCCCACAGTGCCAGGGCGCAGGCTTCCAGTGGCAGGCTGTTGTCGCCGCCAAAGCCATACCCGCCGCTGATGGGGCGTTTGATGCTGGTGATGGCACTTTCGGCAAGGGCCTGCTGCGGCTTGTACCAGGTCAGGGTGCGCTCGTTCACGGTGGTGACAAACAGCCCCACCGAGGCAATCACGTCCCTGGCAGAGGGGCGGAGCACGGCGTTTTTGGCTTTCCAGGTGGGGCGGATGCGCTCCACCAGCACGTCCACCCCGTTGCGGCCATCAATCACCACACAGCTTGCGCGGTCATAGCGTTCGTTCAGCCAGTCCACCAGCCAGGCCAGGCCGCGGCCGGTGGGCTGCTGTTCAATCAGGGATACACGCGCCGGACCGTCTTTCGGGATCACCGCGCCGCACAGGCAGACAGAGGAACCGTCCGCCGCAAACTTGACGCCGTAAGCGGTTTTGCCCTCCGGCTTTTCGGCATCGCTGGCACAGGCTTCCCAGGCCCGGGCATCCAGCGCCTTGTCGCTCTGCTCCGTCAGAACGGGGCTCCACCAGCCTAGGCGTTCTCTGGCAAAGCCGTCGGCGCTCATGCTCCGGCACTCCTCCGCCGCAAACTCCTCGCTGAGCCGAATGCCCATGGCCGGGTTAGTCTGATACCAGACCGCGTGATCTTCTAGGTCAATCTTGTCAACCTGCTCTCCCTCCACTGACCATTCGTGCCAGGCATCGTGCGCGCCCGGTGCTCCAAGACAGGCTGTCCGGCGGCGGCGGAATACGTCGCCGGGACAGCCCGGATAGGGCGGCGTGCCGGTATAGATCAGCTGCCGGGTGCCGGTGGCCGATGCGGCCAGCGTGGCCATGATGGCCTCCACCTGGTCGTCCGTCAGCTCCTGTGCCTCGTCATAGACCACCAGCGAGATGCCGTCAAAGCCGCGGGCCGCTTGCCGGGATCGGGCCGAGAACTCAATGCTCCCGCCGTTCAGAAGCTCGATGCACTCCTCGCCGTTGGTGTAGCGGATGTTTTTCACCAGTTCTAGCACCTCCGGGTGCCGCTTGTCGGTAAACATCCGGACCAGCCGGTTAAAGCTCTTTTTTGCCGTGCGCACCTGATGGGCGGTGTGCAGGATCTTCTCGCCGTTGATGACCATTCCGAAAAACTCTCGCCCCTCCAGGCACACGTTTTTCCCGTTCTGCCGGGGCACGGCCAGCCCGGCAGAGGTCACGGTGTACCGCCCGGATGCATCCCGGCCCAGCCAGCAGTCCAGCACCAGCTGCTGCCATTCATCCAGCGCATTGCCGTAGGCGGCCATCAGCGCTGCGGCGTCCGCACCGTCGGTCGTAACGCGCTCCGGCTCGATGCGGTATCTTGGAATCTGTGCGCCGGTCATGCGTCCTGTTTTCTCCGATTCTGCACCAGAGTGAGTACGCTTGTCGGCTTAATGTCGGATATTTGCTCTTGCGGCACCTCCACAGGTAGGAGCTTAATCAGCATATCCAATCCAGACAGGTACGTTTTCCACAATGCCTCATAAGCCCGGAAGGCCGGGTTCTCTCTCACGCCCGACTGCCCACCGCCGTTGTCATATTCCACCGTGATGCCTTCCTCACCGATGGTTTCCCTGGCATCGTCCAGCTTGGATTTCATCCACGAAACATTCAAAATCACCGGGTCAAGCGACTTGATTTTTTCATCATTCAATCCGTTTTTGGCCAAAAATTTAGCCAGTTTTCTGCGCTCTGCGGCAGACCTTTTCGCGATCTCCGCGCGCGCGCGATTAGAAGTATCTGCTGCCACTTTTTGCTTCTCCTTCCTGTTTTGATACCACCCCCATCATATTATTTTTTGCGGGGGTAAATCGGCGCTGGACGGCTTGGGGGCGCCCGCCGGCCGGGGCGGGGGACCCTCCCCACCCCTCACCAGCTGCCGTCTGCAGGAGGCCTTTGTGTGCGGGTGTGCTGCGCAGAATTGGGTTTTGCGGGCGAAAGCTTGCAGCCTTTTTGCGCGTTGCACCAGTAATGCGCAGCCTGCAGATTGTCCCAATCTTCAGCCGCAGCTCGTGGGGAAGCGTACCCGAACTCGCGCCAGCGGGCAACGGGGCGTATCTCATCCACAACAAACGATAGCGGATGCGCGGCATCGGATGGTTCGTCGTAATGGATCGGGCCAAGGCGTCCGCCGCAGATTCCGCACGGCGCGCCCATGGCTTTCAGCCGCGCCCGGTGCTTTCTTCGCAGGGCTCCGTTGGCATACCGGGGGTTAGTCATAGGGGGGCCTTTCTCAGCGGCCGCTGGTAAGTCCAACATCCGCCGGGACCAAGTTTATATTTTGGGCGTTTACACTGCGTAGGATTTACGCAGCGCGGTAGGGAACAGATCACCCGTTCGCTGTTGCACATACGCCAGATACAGCGGGCGCAGGGGTTGGTTGTTTTGTTGTTTTTATCTGCCATGGGTTACACTCCAAAACAAAAGAGGGCAGCCGGTGGGCTGTCCTCTCAATATTCTATGATATCAATTCTAGCACTAAAAAATCTTGCACAGTATCAACTTTTAGCCAATTCCTACGCGTTGCGCAACATTTTCCAAATATTTGCGGCGGCGGCGATAGAATTCTATCCGGCTAATTCCCGGCACTTCCAAGCGCTCGTATGTCCAGGTGCGGCAGGCCTTGCAGTTGAGTGCAATAGCCTTTTGCAGCGCGGCCCGTACCGTGGCGCTCTGGATGTCCGCCCCAATCTCATCCGCGGCGGCATCAATGGCCCGCATGATCTGCACATCCCGCTGTGTCTCAAGCTGCTGGATCGCCTCGGCCTTTACTGATGTGTGATAAAGAAGTAATAGAAGTGTAAAAAATTTTGCCGTTCCTA